TGAGATGTTTGGGGCAAGGTCTGCGGTCAATGCCCATGATCTCGTGGCCAGCATCTTTCAACACCAATGCAATTTGTCCACCAATATAACCAGCTGCTCCAGTGACTGTTACTTTCATTTTTCAATCTTTACAACTTGATATTTTTCGTGAGCAACATGATCACGATATCTATTGCCAGCACGATTCCATTGTTCTCCATGACCTTGCAATATATCCACCACACGATCCACCGTGCCATTGTTCCAGTCCGAGATCAAGCCCATGTTGTGATGTGGCTCGCGAAGTAGATTCTGCATCTTGTGGTAGGCATCGTCTATGCTCCAAGGAACATAAAGTCGGTTGGGATCATTGGCAAAAGTTTCAGGGAAACTGCGATAGGCAGGATAAAGCACATTGCAGCCAAGAGTGTCAGCCTCGGACACTGTGTTAGAGACCCAGTCTTGTAGAGCACAATTAAACAGCACACGAGTGTTATTGAGATGAGCATAGTATTCGTTCTTGCTGATGTTGTCGTAGATTTTCAGCTTGCCTTCAGCTTCCATCTGTCGAGCACGAGCCACATACTCTGGATTGTTGCTACGCAATGCGCCGCCACTGTATATTGCAAACTCGCATGGTTCGTCAGTGAGCTCGCCATACATCTCAATCAGATCCATAAAAAAGCCTGGTTGCTTTTCTTGATCAAATCTTGCTGCAAATCCCACCCGTCGTGGACGAGCACCAAATGGTCGGATATTGCCTGGGCCGCCAATGCGTTCTAGTACTTCTTCCTTGCCAAACGCAAGACCAGAGATGTTGTAGATAGGAGCAGTCCAGCCAGCAATACGCATGTGAGCAACCATTTCTTCATTGGTAGCCAACACGCCTGTCACAAACTGATTGACCATGCGTTCGTATGTGCTCATCCACCCTGCCATGCCCCAAACATGCACAAAGTCGTCGGGATCAATTGCCTGCGCCAAACAGCGCACCCATACTTGAGGACGAAGTTCTGCAGGCACCTGGTCCATGATGTATGGCAAACTTTCAATACCCGGTTGAAACATGTCTTCAAAATAGATAATGTCTTCACTGGTGACTTCGCCTTGTTGCATGAGTCTCACCAGATTCATCATCTGGCTCATACCAAAGTAGCTGCGTCCGTGTGCGTCCAGCACTTGACCCACCACAATCTTTTGACTGTTGTCTAAGGTCAAGCCCGGCACATATACTACGTCAAGGCCTCGACGTTCGAACACACGACGATTCCATTCTGTTAGTTGTAGCGTATAACGGGCTTCGTAGCTTTCCAGCCCCATGTAGAACAATTTTCTCATGTGCGATATCCTGCTAAACGGCGAGCATCTTCCCACCACATGTTCTTGGCATTTTTGCCTTGAGAGAACTTGGTAAACTGTTGCCAAGCATAACTTTTGAAATTGTACAGATCCGCTTCGTTGTAGCGATATCCATAGTCCTTGCAAAACTCCTCGTATTGCTCAAGATGGTTGAAGATCTCAGTCACCTGAGGGTTAGTGCGGATTGCAATTTTTGCCATGATGTTTCCTATTAGATTTTGATTGATCGATACGGAGTGCTGGTGTTGTAAACAATCACAGCACCATTTTCGTTGTCTTCGCTTACGTTGATAGTAACACTGCGATCGGGATAGCGAGCAGCGATTTGATCATAAAGTTCGTCGCTGATCATTTCACAACTCTTGTAGTTGAGTTCAAGTGTGCCGCCAGCATAGAGATTTTCTAACCAGCGTTTGAATTGAATAAACTCAATGTCACGGTCGTTGTGGAATACTTGAATGGTCACTTCAAAGTGAAATATATGTCTGTGTGGACTGCCCAGAAAGCTCACATCATACTCATCGCCAGTGGCCAGTGCAGGGTCTGTGGCTGCTGCTGGATAGCAGTGTATGCCTTCCTTTTGAAAACGCACAAAGATTGTACGCATGGCATGCTTCTTGATGCGTTCTCGTGTTTCTGCTAGTGCCTGTTCACGTTCATTCATAGTGTTTCGTCCTTGGTGTATTTAGACCAGTCAGTGAAGTGGTCTCGGTTTTGTAAGTCGTGTATGCTGTGACACCAAACGCCGGGGTTGGTGGCAGCAAAGTCTCGGTCGTCCAGTTTGAGTGTGGCGTTGTAGCCCAGTTGCTGGATGTAAGGCAGTTTCACAGAGATCATAGGAATGAAGTTGTGATGTTCAGTCAATCCTGATTCCAACAAGCCTTCCACACTTCGTATATCTATGTCCAGGGTGCATAGATATCCTAATGCAAGAAATGGCTGGATCATGTTCTCCCAATCCAACCAACCACGAGCATCAGTGTCATAGTTGGGAAAACTCTGATTGGCACCAAAATAGATGTGCTCGCAACCTTGCAAGTGAGCAGAGATATCATCTGTTGTTTGTACACCCACCACGAACAATGTTTTTTTACCATACGCAGGTGTGTGTTCTACTTCTGTGCCATAGAAAAATGACACATTGTCATGACCTTCTCGGTTCATACTTGATCCTGTTCAAGTTGTTGTAATGCTTGTGAGTTTAACTGATCTTCAGGGTCAGTGTCAACCTCTACCACATCAAATAGAGCATTGAACTGAGTCCTGGCATTCATGGCCTTTTTGCCTTTGAATCCACGAGTACCAACCACGTCCATCCAGTAGTTGTTGTAGTGTTCGATAATGTCCAGGCTGTCTTGTTTGGTTGGAGCAGCAAAGATAGCTTCCACTATGTCATGGAATCTGGCATGGTCGCCTTTTTCGTTCCACAGCATGCGAGGCCACTTGGTACCAGAATCATATTCACGGTTGGCACGTTGCACAGCCTCTAAATGTGTCCACACATTGTGACCCATCAGCAATGCATATGAGAACGAGTCCCAACTTGTCTTGCCTTCTTTGCCGATCTTGTTGAGATCACCAGGCTTGTAAATGCAAATGTCCTTCATGGTCAACTGTCGACTGATTGGGCTTTCATCAAAGTGATTGACCAAACCATCTGCTACCACTGCTTGCCCATAAGGACGAGTGTCTGTGCTGTACTTCTTGTCGTCAGCTATGGGACTCATTCTATAAGACCATTTGCTGTTGTGTGTGGTGTCAATTTGGTGATATACCTGTCCATTGGCTGTGGCCAAGAACGGGCTAGCACAATCAAAGCTGATGGTAAAAGCCGGATTCACATGTTTTCTCACTGCACGTTGGATAGCGGTCAACAACACCGCCCATTCTAATTTGCTAGTGCCCAAGAAGTGCATCCAATCATGCACACCTTCTTGCAGTAGATTGTCGTAACGTAGTGTAACCAGACGCTTGAGCACCAGATGCACATCACACATGTTCTGTCCACCCATTGACCAGCCATCAAAGTGTGTGTCCGGATAGATGGCAGGATCGCAAAAGTGTTTCATTTCTTCATACCAAGCATCGGCTGAAGTGTGATTGTCGCCTTGCAACACATTCAAAATCTTGGTGCCACCATTGCGAACACCTTTGCGATGCTGCATGAAGTATTCGTTGTTGAACTTGGTAGCATCCACAGCTTCTTGCAGTGTGGTAATTTGACAGGCTTTTGAGGCTTTTTTATCGTGTATGACCCAGGTTGGAATATCAAGAGTCATGCAGTAGTCAGACACATTGTCCAACCAATTGAGAATGGCCTCACGTTTCTTTTGTGCTTTGGCACAGCCTGAGTTGGCCTTCCAGTCACCTTCCCACAGGCCTTTGGCAATCTGAAATCCACCCGAGTCGCCCAGCATGAACGTGCCTGGCTCTCTATTGCGAACCATGTCCTCTGACCAGTCTTGCTTGGTGAGATCCAGGTTGGCATGCCCACCTGAATACAAACTCCACCGATACGGAAACAATGCTTTTTGGCTGTTGAGCCAGTTCAGTTGTTCCATGTCCTGTATGCCTGTGGGCATTCTAGCAGGATCCACATAAGGACCGTTGACAGGATCTCGTTGCTTGCCCACAAATGTGGCATAGAAGCCAGATATGGCTGGCAAGAACACAGCATAGTCATTCTGCTTGGCAGTTAGATTGTCTTGGATTAGATCTTGAGTCATGACACCAATTCTGTAATTATTTTTAATTTTGTTTTTGCTTGCTCAACAGCATCAACCGCATCAGCCACAGCAGGATGCTGCTTGGCCAATTCCTGTAACTTGCGTTCTTCAGCACGTTTTTGCTTTGCCCAATCCAAGGCTTCCACAGCATCTGGTGTTAAACTCACGTTGGCATCGCCCATTTTGAGACTCTGCCACATCTGGCCATCGTACACTTCCATGGTCTGATTACTGGTATTGAATCTCATATTACCAACACCTTGCGATCCGCTGTAATTGTTGATGTAGTTGCTCGGGCTGTTGGTATAAACTACTAGATATTGTCCAGCACCATGCACATTCTTGATCATTTTGATTGTGCTGGCAAGATGTAGTTGTAGACTGCAATGCCTGAATCCACAGTGATCTGTGCAGCACCGTCATCGCTGATACGCATGATCTTGTCCCCAGTCAAGCTCAAGATACTGTGTACCTGTGCAGCAGGCCAAGCCCATGCACGTTTGAGCGTGCCTTTCACTCCGGGATGAAACACAAAGTTACCAGCATGTGTGGAATGATCACCAAAGAACAATTTTAAGTCGCTGTTTTCAATCTTCACTGTGAAGTTGGGTTCTTCAGCATTGGCAGTCATCTGCCACTTCAGTCGCTGGATAGCAGCATTGGTGGGTTCAAATTCCACGTGCCAGGTAGCACCTTTGAACTTGGCAGTTTTTAGTTTGTCGTTGACAATGGTACTGGCCATGAAACGATAGGTATTGCGAAAGTCACCTGCTTTGTTTTCAAAGTTGATGCCATCTGGTTCGCCATCTGCTCGCTTGGTAATTGTGAGTGTGGCATCTTCACGATATTCCTGCAGGTTGATCAAGGTCTTGAGTTTGCCAAGATTGGGCATGCCAAAAGTACCAATAAAGTCAGCCACTGGATTTTTAAAATCCGCTTGCACTACCACGCTCAAGTCCTCGGCTAAGCCGCTCATGCTGGTGGCTGTGTCAGTGCCAACAATCTTGACCAAGCTGATACAGCCCAGGTCAAATGTGTGTTCTACTAAATCTAACAAATAATCTTTCATACTAATCTCCTTGTATTGTGTATAGTATATAGGTTTTTTTAAGAGCCTGCAACTATTTTGGCCAATGACTGGCCGCCTTTTATACTGGTCAACTCGCCAGGTTTCTGTAACTCTATCCATTTGGCATCCAACAATCCGTGGTATTCAAACTTCACGATGTAGCCAAGATCTTGTGCTATTTTTTTAAGTTTATTTCCTGGGGTATAGCACATTTGATCTTTTTCAGCAAATGCCACACAATGCCATTGGTCACAATTGTTGTAGGTAAATGTCAATACACCACCGGGTCGCAGCAGTTGAAACATTTCTTCAAGATAGTTGCTGATAACCGACAATGGTTTGAAATTGAAATAGTTGTAGGCAAAAATCAAACCAAATTGATTGGCAGGTAGTTTTTTAAATATTGGTTTTTCTGCGTAATCGTTGATGGTGTACAATCGCAGTCGGCGCTGATACTCAGGAAGATAACGTTGTTTTGCAGGTTCCAACAATTCCATGTTGCTGTCCACTAGATACAACGGATCCAGTGCTACCATGTCATCCACATGTGATTCCAATCCAGGTCGAATGATCATACCGGGCACACGCCAATCGCCACGCAGTTTCACACGGTCTCGCATGATATTATCGCTGTCATGATCAATGGGTAACTTTCGATTGAGTATTTGTGATACTGTTTCAGTTGGCAAAATATCTCTATACAATCGTTCACTTTGTTCATACAACGGTTGATCTTGTTGCTCAATCATGTGTTGCAGGGATTGAGAAACATTGGCAAATGATTGACCAAATGACCCAATGGTTTTCTTTACAAATCCAAAATCTTTCATTAGATTGTGGATGTCAGACTCTAGTCGTATCTCATTGCTGCTGACATAATGAACCAAACTTTCAAAATGTCGTATGACATCAACAGCTGGCGGATCAACACTCATGCTGTCTATCAAGTTTTTAAATTTTACAATGTCAGCAATGGTCATTCAAAAGAAAATAAACTGGTGAATGTGTTTTCTGTGTTGGTAGCACTGGCAAGATTCCAATTCAGCACACCCAACAAGTTGTCAATTTTTTGATCTACCACTGTGGCTTCCATGGCATCGTTGTCAAATGGCAAGTCTTTAAACCACTGTGGCAAGTGCATCTCATCTGTGGGATAGCCAATTGACGTCCAACCCAGTGCATTTGATTTCAGCTTGCACACAATGGTCTTCATGCCATCTACAATTTGCATACTGTAGTTGTCTGAATTCATCCTGCGTAGATTGTTCCAGTTCAATGCAGCACGAACATGTCCTGGCATATTGGCTTTGCCCAGGCGTTCTTCTTCTTTGCCGTACTTGGTCAAGTTGTTCACACGTTTAGGTGATCCTTTTTCCCAACCTGGCCGTTCCATGAATTCGTATTTGAATTTGCGTACACGTTCAATGATTGCATCACGGTCTGCTCCGCCCAGCACTTCGGTCAACACAGTACTGAGAAAGTCTTGAATGACTTTGGGAGTGTCTGAACGTTTGAGATCCAAGCCAGTGGCTTTGATCTTGCCAGTTTTTCCATTGACATCCAGCCGCTTGCCTTCCAAATCAATGATGTTCACAGCATAGCGTTTCTTTGTGATAAACAGTGTGCGATCCGCTACCATCTCTCTACCGGCCTTGATCAGTCCGCCCATGTCTCTTGGACAATGAAATGCCTGTTCCATGAATCCAGGAAAACTTTCATTCACCTGATCTGCCACGCTGTCATACAATGCAATGGCAGTTTCTTTGCTCCATTCCATGCGACCTTCTGCAACTTCTTTTTCCAACACAGACCAAGCACTGAAATAACAACTGTCAGTGTCGCCATAGATGATGGCCTTGCCCACGTGGTCATACTCACCAGTAATGCATTCATTGATGTAAGCATCCATGTGTTTGGCAATGCTTCTACCTGTGAGCGTGGTACTTTGTCCAATGCGTTTGTCAAAAAATCTACAACCAGGATTGAGAATGGCACCATACAAACTGTTCAAGTTGATCTTCTTGACCAACTGACGCTTGTCCCAAAATGCAATTTCCTTGGCGTCTTTTGCTTCTTTCTTTTTGGCTTGCAGTTCTTTGCGTTCACTGTACCAACGTTCCAGCAGTCCCGGAATGATACCTTTCTTTTCGTATGTGAGTATGGTACCATTGGCAGTGAGTATCCATGGACGATTGCTGTTGAAGATCATGTGCCACACTTCTGCGGCACCATGCACAGTTTCTTCGCCAGTTTCCCATTCAATAGTGATTTCAGTGCCGGGCTGTTGATCCATCACCGCGGTATATTCCAAGCTGGCAAACAATCCTTCCCATGCAGCCGCAAAGCTGTCGCCCTTGGCCATGCGTTCTTTGATCAATCGATCAGTCATGTGCTGTTTCAGTTGCCCTATCACAGTTTCTGGACCCATGTTCATGGCACGGATTGCACTGGGATACAAACTGTTGATGTCTACTGACGCCACCCATTCATGTATGCCCTTCTTGGGATACGCAACATAGGCACCTGCGGCCTGGGTGTCTTCATCTACCAGTCGGTTTTTGCGATTGGGCACAACCATGCCGCGTTCGTGTGCTTCATTGATGATGGCCTGTTCAGTCACTGCCACAGCACCCATCGTGGTCTGCAACAACACAGTGTTGGCATGTGCCAGTTCGCTGGCCAATTCCAAGAACCGCAACTTCTTGTCCAGTTTGTTGACCAGTAGTGTGTCTTGACGATTGTATTCAATGAACTTTTTAAAATGCTGATTGTACAGTTGATCCAAGGTGCCTTCAAACTGTGTTTTGCGTTCGCCCAGTTCGTGCTCACCAATGGCATCTAGACTGTAGCTGTGCCGTTCTTCATAGGTGTACTTGCGATACAGTTGCATATAGTCCATATGCACACGACCGATCAAATCGTAAGTTTGATTTTCTGCACCAAATCGTTCAAACATCCTGGGCTTGGGGAATTGCCCCCACAAACAAAACTTGCGTGTGTCATCTTTGCTGAGCACACGAGTACAACGATTGATGGTGTAGGGTATATCATACCCTTCTGAGTTCCAGCCAGTGAGCACATCTGCATCTTCAATCACATCCAAGAATGTTTTGATCATGTCTGCTTCGTTGTCAAACAGTATGGTGTTTTCAAAGCCGGCCACAAGTTCTTGTGCAGTGGCCCAACTCAATCCTGCCGGCGGTACTGCCAAGGTGATCAATTGATCCATCCAATCCAGATACACAGATATGGCTGTGATAGGATTGAACGGATCCTCCACTGGAGAGAATCCCCGATCTTTGTCAAATGCAACTTCAATGTCAAAGAATGCTGTTTGCAATTCAGGAGCATCTTGATCTTTGTAATTTTCTTCAAGGCATCTAAAGATCGGATTGATATCACTTTCGTAAAGACGTTTGCCTGATTGCACACGCACTTCCTTGCGGAATTCTTTGTTGTTGCGTGTGCTGAATCTACTGACAGGTGTTCCGTAGATGCTGCGAAACTTGCCGCGTGGGTCGTCGTAGTAGAATATGTAGTTGGCCGGATACTCTCGGTACTGCCTTTGGCCGTTGCGGCGTTCAACCACATGTATGCGATCGTGCTCACGATCAAATAACGCATCAATATAACTCATTGTTCTCCGTTTATGGCCGGTAGGCCGTGATTCATGCTCGTCTCGTGAGCGACTCGTTGCAAAACAATATTTATAATGTCTTGCCCACAGTTTCCAAAATAGTTTCCAGCAACTCGTGGTCTTGTTTGGCCTTGCCAAATTCGGCTTTGTGTGCCAGTTTGATGGCTTTCTTCAACACTGCTGGTTTGATTTCCAATTCTTCAGCAATGGCCTTGATGGTGTCGTTCAGTCCACCTTGTAGTGTATCAATCTCGTGCATGACCTGCATGCCTTCGTTGATGATTTGTGTGAGTTTGATCTTTTGATCGCCGTTGAAAGATTTGTCTGACATGATGTCTCCTAGTAAAACGCAAGTATAATTGATGCAGCCAGCGAAGTCAATACAAATGTGCTCACTTTGGGAATTACTAGGTAGCGAATCGTTCATTCCCAGGCAGCAGCCGCCTCACACTTTCGGTAACTGAGTACCGGTCCTAAGGTGTGTTCATGTGGCCAACAGCCGGCGTTGGTTGGTAATTTCTATCACTCGTTCAATCAAGTGACTGCGTTGTGCAAATGCCACTTGATCAACCATGCCATGGCGGATGTACTGGCGGTCAATGTAGTTCCGGATGTGTCGAACGTCATCTGCTGTGTTGGCAGTTTCTAACATGGTGTTGACCGTGGCAACAGTTTCTTTGACTCGTTGTTTCTTCTGCTGTTCTAATGCAGCAAGGGAATCTTTTGTACGTTGTGCAATAATTTTTTTAACAGCTTCTTCACCGCCATTGGCATCCAGGGTGTCTTGATTGAACTTGCCAGTTTTGTAATATTTTGCTGCTCCGTCAGCTCCTAGGAATATAGCGATACTAGGTGCTTCGGGATGTTTGTTGAGGTCCACGCCCAACTGATCCAGGCGTTTTAGATTTTTACCATTCACAATGTTGAATGCACGGTCCTGGTCTTCGGGCGTCCATTGTTTCAGCGGCTTTTGCAAGGCAGGATCCTCGGCACGAGCAGCCAAGATTGCAGCAGCGGTCAGCCCGTATGCACCCCATGCTGTGGTTTTTCTATTGTCTGGCCCGGCTGTGCCTGTGCCAGGAGCATAATGATGCCCTATGTCATAGTCATCACCTGATTCGCGTTTTTTTACTAGACCTGACAGCCAATTACCTACCTGCCCGACCTTTTCCTCAGCACCTTTTTCTATACGTTGTACAATATTAGGCCGTGGTGTGGGAGTGCCCACACGCTTGGGTTGCTCTACAGGCGGCTTTGGTTTTTTGGCAGTAACAATCTCTTCACCGGGCGCCATGGAATCCGCAGCAGATATTGTTTCTGGAGATGCTTTGGCTTTTTGCACCGGGGACATTTTTTCAGCCATGGCAATTATGGCTGGATCAGTAGCTGAACTGCGCCCATCCTGAGTGCGCCATACACCATCGGATCCTTTGATCAATGGGCCTAGATCTCTATATTTGGTTTGACTCCAGTCGGGCCGGACCACAGTTCCCACCGGGTGCCCTGCCACTGCTGGACCATTGGGTACAGTAGATGGGTGTGTTAGGTCGTATATTTTTCCACCAACATCCGGAAACACATCAAACACACTTGACCCAGTTGGTGTGACTGGTTTGTTAGGAATTTTTCCAGCAGCTGGCCCAACCAGTGCAGGGGCATTCATTGGCGGATTTGGATCTTTCCAATTGGCCACTCCCATTTCGTCTCTGTCCGGGTTGAGTGTGCCCAGTCCCGCTGGTACTTGACCAGACACAGCAACAGCTGGCGTTTGTATTTTTTTAGCTATTTTGGTCAGCGTGTCACCACGTTGTACTGCATAACTGGAGCCATCGGGCAAACTCAACTTTTGTCCAGGCTTGATAAGATTGGGATCTTTGCCAATCACATCTTGATTGTTTTGATAAATTTGATTTACCAAATTTGTATCTATAGGCTGATCTTCTTCTTCCAATGTGGGTGCCGCTGGTGCTCGCGGAGCCTTGGGTGCTGCCAATGCAGGAGATCCGGGCAGCCGTGGTGCTTCATTTACGGCTGCGACAGCGCGGTCATATGTGGCTGCTTTGGCTTTGTTGCCAAGAGAATACAAATCTCGACTGGACATACCTGGTTGGCCAGGTGCCGGAGTGTATGCTTTGGATATGACCCCACCAGCTTGCCCTGCTGCAAATTTCCCCACCCCAAAATCTATCTCAGCGTCTTGCGAAACAACTTGGCCTTTGGCATCTGTGGTTTGTTTGGCATTTAACGGACCTGTGCTATATTTTTGTGTGACCTGTCCGGTGGCAGGATCAGTTGTTTGATCAAAATCTTCCATAATGGATTTTTTCTGCGCCGCAAACAAATTGTCTAAGATCATTTTATTTTTCTTCTAAGTAATCTTGATCGGGGTCCGCAGGCCGACGGTTCTGGAACAATCTCACTGCTATGTCCGCATGTTCCATGTTTGGGAATCGTGTGGGCAAACTGCGCCCAGCATGACGTATTTCAAACCCGTTTTGTTCGTCGCCCCAGCATTCCAAAGTTTTGCCATTTTCCATGGTATATGTTTTGACTGGTGCATGATCCCAGGGCTGCTTGCTAGCAGCATCAGTTGGTCTTTGATTGGCTGGTGTGGTTGTATTTTGTTGTAGAGACTTGACTATCTCGCTGTCATCAGGAAACCAACTGCCAGTTTTGTATTTGTCTCTAGCAGCTTGTACTGCCATGGTAGGAATGCTCAGTGCTGGAATCATGCCTGCACCAGAAATCATTGCACCTTGTGTGTCGCCCAGTTCGGCTCTGTGTATGGCATCTTGTGCTTGTAGTCCGGCACCAACCAGTGGCAGGGCTTTACCAAGTGCTTTGCCTCCTGCTGCTAGGGCACCTTCTTCTTCTACTTCGCCGTGTTCTATAGCATCTCTGGCTTTGTTTTTTAATTCACTACTGACATGACCTTTCTTTTCCAAGTGGTCAAGATATTGTGTGAGATCTTTTTTGACTCGACTGACCATGTCCTCTTCAATCTCGGCCATGGCTTCTTCCAAGGCATTGCCATGTGGTTGCACACTGTCGCCTACCATGTATCCATCCATGGGATGAGCAGGATCTGTTCGACTGCCCAAGGCACGAATATGCTTGGGCTTGAACAATGCTGGCAGTTGCGGAACTTTTTGTTGTGCAGGAGTCAGTCGCCCCTCCACAGCCGCCAGACGTTCCAGTATGTGTTTTATGTCATTGCTCATGCGCGATTGTCTTTCAAGAAACTTCTCAGCATCCACGCATGCTTCTGATGTGCATCAATGCGTTCTGCGATAAAATTAGCAATGCCTTGTTGATTTTCTTCAGTGGCAATGGCAAAATTTTTATTGAGTAGTTCCAACAGCTGGCCGTTGTTGGCCAACAATTCTTCGATCATGAGTCTGGCTC